TCAGAAATGACCTTGCCACTTAATGACCATGCACCACGAAAGTGACGGTCAGAAGGAACGGTTGCGGTTGAAGCATCAATCTGATTCCCGTCCTTGTCTACGATGTATGTTGTTGGTGCCATTAGTTTTCTCCTTATGCAGCCAATTCAGTGACGCTAAGTTCTTCAGTAATCTTCCAAGCATTGCGCCACTCACGTGTACCCGGAAGCTGTTCTTTGCGGCAGATAACCATCTTAGGTTTGTTGCCCTCATCCCAATTGCGCCACACATGCTGTGGGCAATCTTTCATAATTAAGTATTCTATTGCCTGTTCCTCTGTCATAGCTTCGACAGGCTTTGTGTTGTGAAGCAAGTGACCACGGGTATGCTTTACAAAGTCAGGCTTTGCCTCGTCTTTGGCAAGTTCCCAGTACACTTGTACAGGTGGTAAGATACCACCCTGCAATGCACAAGCCATCCAATTAGGGTCAGGCACAAGCACTTTTGCACATTCATCTATGTTGTCTTCGTATACTACACGATAGTCTGACTGATAACCTTCTAGGTTTTCTTTTGCCCAGCAGAGTCTGTCAAATAAGTGTGTACCTTGAAATTCTGGTGTTTGCATTATGCTAAATCTCCCCAAATAAAACTTTGAACATAATCTTGGTCTTGATATGTGCTATCATTCCAAGATGCTATTCCATGAGAACCTGTTGCCCGACTAAATATCTCACCATCATACTGATACAAAGTTCCCACAGCGTCATTATAATCATTTGAATACGCCGCTAAATAGTTTGTATCATTCATGGACGAGGTGAATGAAAAAGAATATCTGCCTGTGTTCGTGTCACTAATGCTACTAATATTTAAAGAATCTCTCGTTGCTATTGTGCTAGTGCCATTGATATTACACCAAACTTTGTTACTACCCTCGACAACATACTTCGTATCTACAGAGCCGGAGGTGCTGTGTTCTAGGGTATCTGCTTTGATTTTTCCTAGTGCCATTACGCTAAGTCTCCAAAACCTAACTCATTCACATTGTCATAGTCATTAACTGCTGCTGTATCTATTCTCTTTGTAATAATATGAACTTTATTTGTGGATGGATTATCTTCAATCATTACATTTCCAACAGTAAATGTTTGACCTGCGTTAAAATAAGCAACAGATGAAAAATTATTTGTGTAATTTATTTCCGTTTTTGCTGTAGCTGTATCTGTCAAAGAAGCTACGTTTAAACTGTCTACAATAGCCACCGTGCTGCTTTGGTCATAGTGACAAAGCATTTTAGCAATACCATCGTGCAGTTTCTGTGTAGCACTAGCACCAACCGTCACGGTAATGTCATTAGCAGTGCTTACGCCAGTGAGTTTGTTTGTTTTTACCTCACTCATGCTAAGTCTCCGAATATTGCTGAACGCTGCCCATCAGTATCCACATGGTCTCCCACGCCTATTCCATTATAACTTCCATAAGCTGTTTCAATATCATAACGACTGGTAGTGTTGTTTGAATGATGTTGACATGTAGTCACGAAGCCTCTTACATCTCCCCCAGCTTCAGTAGAACCGTTATCATCTGTGTTCCAACAACTGCAAAGAACAATCCTATCGGTTGCACTTGAGGTGTTTGTTGTAAGTGCGTTATTAGTTATGCCTGTTGTTTCATCGGTAACACTGGAAATATTAAATGAACTATCCGTAGTTGTGTTTCTTTGGTCGTAGCTTAATAGTGTAATAGCAGCTTCCTGCTTTGTCAGAGTCGCTCTGCCACCGCCTGTGCTTTGTATGGTATCTGCTTTTAATGTACTCATAGTGTCACCAGTGTCCCGCCAGACTCGACTGTAAGTGTAACACCAGAAGCCACAGTAAACGGACCAGTTACGTTGGCGTTCTCTGTGGCTAGGATAGTGGTGTCTGTGTTGAGTGTCTGATTGTTTGTGCGGAAGATACCGCCAGACTTGAAGTTGCCTCTGTTTTCTGCAGCGGGTGAAATAGACCCAGCAGACGTACCCATGTACATGACAAAGATATTGTTACCTGAGTTGCTTGATGGTGCTTCATTAAATGTAAGTGCAGTTCCATTAGGTACAGTATATGAACCAGTGGGTTCCTGAACCACTCCATCAACGGAAACGACTATATCTTCTGCACGAACTGTTTGATTTAGAGTAAAGACAGTTGTTGAACCATCTCCGCTAAACTCTTGGCGGGTTGGCCTAGACTGAAAGCTGGCGTTAGGTAAGTTGCCTAAAAAGGGCATTAGGTTATCTCCATAATACTCAAGGCTGTGTCTGCACTATTAGCAGTATCGGAAACAATACTGATTGTATGCGTTGTTTCCATAACTATTTTGTTACCTGACATATATTCAAATGCACCACCTGCAGGTATCGGTATATTTTTAGCCAAGAACACAGTAGATGCTGCACTTAGCTTTATATCTACTGTGATTTGGCTTGACGTAGTGTTAGAAATAGTCAGACCAATAACCACAGTAGTTGTTGACGCAGGAACGGTATAGATATTCATCGCTGCATTAGCTGCAGTGCTAGACCCATCAAACGTCTTTACTTTGAAGGTATTAGCCATAACTTACTCCTTACGCTACATCATCTAGCAATGCTGCCACTACACAAGTTACTGTGCTTGAAGAAGAGATTGCGTGAATGTCTCCGACAGTAGTGTTTGGCAGATTAGCATAAAAGCTATGACCAGCTTTAATCTTGATAGCGTCTCCTGCACTTGTTGAAGCAGTGCCAGCATCAAGGACAATGTACACATCATTGCTTGAATCTGTGTTTTTGATAAACAGGAAGTTGACCTTATCACCAGTTGCAATTGCTGTAGGTGCTGTATCGTCATCTACTGCAGTGTAATCAATAAAGTTACCAGCCATCAAGTCTGTGCTAGAGTTAGACACACTTGTTAGCTTATAATACCATTTATCGTTTGCATCTGCAGGTGATATTGTCATGCTGCCAGAAATAGTCTTGGCAATCTCATCAGGCAATACCGTTGCCTGTACGGTTACTGAGGCATCGTCTGCCATGATATACTCCTATTGTTATATCTAATATACTATAATTATACCACAACTATAGTATTTTGTCAAGCACTTTTTATCCAAGTGCTATAGCTAACGCCGTGGCATCTGCTGTAGTAGCAAACCCACTGACCGTTATATTAGTTAATTGAGAACCATCTACTGCTGGTAGTTTCGCAGAACCATCAAGTACAATAACATTACCTGCAGACGTGCCTGTATCTGCAACTGCTGCTGTACCTAATCCAAGTGTAGTTCTTTGAGCAGAGGCGTTTGCATCATCTAGCAACGCTTTACCTGCTGCTGTTAAGTCGTATACTGCTGCAGTACCAGAACCTGTAAATTGAATACCTTTGTCAGCGGCAGATGTTAATCCAGCAAGAGCTTGTAACTCTGCATCAAGACGTGCGTTAGCTACTGTGCCAGAAAGCTGACTAGCATCTATTGTTTTATTTGTAAGAGTTTGAGTAGCTGATGCACCAACTATTTCTTGGTCTCCACCCGGCGGCAACGTCAACACATTTGTTACACTTGCAGAGTGTGGCTGCGACTTAACAATTTGTCCGTGGCTGTTGCTTTCACAATTAAACTGTATGGCACCGGGATTACTGTTACCACGAACTGTTACGTGTCCTGTGCCTTTTGCTTCAAGGTCAAAGTCAATATTAGAATCATCACCTGTAGCAGATATCTTTGGTGCGTTACCCGTGGCAGCGTTTGTCACATCGAATTGATTTACTGCAGAGCTTGTTGTCTGGAATATAATTTGTTCGTTGCTATTTTCATCAGCGATAAAGTGTGCATCATCAATAAGTATATTGTGGCTATTTGTGTCTAAATTAGCTCCAAGCTGGGGACTCGTATCCTCTACTATGTTTGATAAACCGCCGCCTGCACCTGATACTAAGTTGCCGACTGTAACTTTACGTAACGCTGTTGCATCGTTATCATATACTAAAACTAGGTCGTTACTTGAATCTAAAGATGTTTCTGCAGTCTGACCTGTGATGACGTTAGCGTTGACCATCGCAGTCTCAACGGCACCGTTGGCAATAGTTACAGCACCGTTGCTTGCAATGGTTACATCACCTGACACAGCCACAGGATTAAAGTTACTTCCGTCAGCAACCATGATGTGACCAGAGGTATTTGTACCCATAGTCAAATCATCACCAGAAATAGTCAAGTCACCCGCTATTGTTGCATCAGCACCAGAGAAAGTCATGGCTGTTGTAGTGCCTGACTTAATTATAAGATTACCAGATGTGTTTGTTAGAGAGCCATAGGTTGTCCCCGCGTCTTTTAAGAACACGTCACCGCCATCTGCATCAAGCACGATGTCTGTACCAGCATCAAGAGTAATTGTGCTGCTGCTATCTATTTCTTCAATAATGGGTGTAGTGAGAGTTTTGTTAGTAAGAGTTTGTGAGCCAGCTAGTGTAGTAACTGTGCTGTCAATAGCAAAGGTAACAGCGTTGCCAGAACCGCTGGTATCAATACCTGTGCCACCTGTAAAGGTAAGAGTTTCACTATCTAGGTCAATGTTCAACGCACCGCCTGAGTCTGCCTGAAAATCTAAATCTTCAGCAGTAATCTGAGAGTCTACATAAGCCTTAATAGATTGCTGTGTGGCAAGATGAGATGCACTATTGGAAGACATATCGTCTTCATCCTTGATAGATGTGCCACTAATCGTGCCATTAAGAACTGCGCTTGTTAATGTTTTGTTTGTAAGAGTTTTAGTTGTGGCAGAAAGATATGTGTCAAACGTATCAACACTTGTATGCCGCATTGTGCCAGCATCGTTAGTTACAATACCATCGCTACCAGCTACTGCTGTAGTGCCTACGGATGAACCACCATCCATAAGATTAAGTTCAGCACCTGTTACAGTTAACGCTGTGCCGTTAAAATTAATTGCATCTATGTTTGCAGTGCCATCAATAAATAAGTCTTTGAACTTTTTACTGCTAGAACCAAGGTCAATGTCATTATTTGTGGTAGGCTCAATCACACCATCTTTAACAACAAACTGTTCTGTAGATGAACTGGATACGTCAATACTAAATTCTATTTGATTGTTGCCATCATCAACAACAACTTTGTTAAGAGGACTTGCAACACCGGGGTCTCCAATTAATCCAATGACTGGACCTTCGGCTGCAGTACCGTCATGTTTGTGTCCTGTGGTGTTTACAAAAGCTGCTAGTATCTGATTAAATTCATCATTACTATCGGCTGCTTGGATAACATCACCGTCACTAAATGTGGATTGTCTGGTATAACCTGCCATAAATTATCTCCTCGCGTCAGCCTGAAACTCTAGTTGAAAACCTTTTAAAGAATATGGAATAGACGTGCCTCTATCATTCACACGTAACGCCATTGCAAAACCACTACCCTCTACAGGTTGTCTAATTATTGGGTTTATGTTACCCCCATAAGTAGCTGTGCCATATAAAGATGAGCCATAAACAGCTACCACTGATGTACTATTAAATGGGTATGCTGCAGGTCTGGGAGCATTACCTGTTTCATAGTCATATCTAAGAAACAAATCTGCGTTTACGAGACCTTCAGGCGCATAATTTATAGTTACTCTTTGAAATCTTTTTCGTATGCCAGCATCACCCATTATAAAATCTGGAGAACGATACCTGCCCGTTACGTCACTACCATCAAAGTTATTACCTTTTTCTTGACGATATACAAATCCGTCAAAGTCTCCATGTAATACTATACTATCACCTGACACAACTATACTATCTGTGCTATTTGCTCGTATACCTCGTAGGTCTGCAAACTCGTAGTTATTTATTTTGCGAACACAGATTAAACCTTTTGTTGTGGCTCTAGGAATACTAGCGTTAGAAAAGAAAATTCTATATTGCGTTTTGTCTGGTATGACAACACTATTAAACTCATCTACATCAGATACACCTGAAAATCTTTCTTGCACAGGTTTACTAATTGTACCTAGCTCAACATCTCCAATTTTTTCTGTACCTGCAATAGTTCGTAAGCCATCTTTACTTAGGAATACAACATCTCCTGCAAACTCTTGTATAGTAAAACCGTTAGAGCAACCTATCTCGCGTGTTATGGGTTGAACAGTAAAGTCAGCTATTGTATTTCCTGCTAGTCTAAATATTCTTTCTTCACAGAAGATATATAAAAAGTCTCTAAACGGAACTAATCCAGTTATGGGACTATCTACACCTATAGTGCCTGCACCATTTGCTACAGAAAAATCATCATCAGTAAATGGTGCAGTAAATACTAACTCTTGTGGGTTACTTGACATGCCTGCAAAAAACAAGGCATCTTTAAATCCTGTAACGATGGATGGGTCTGCTGGTGCGCCTGTGCCTGTTAAATCTGTAACTGTTGTATTGTCATACTTAGATGCTGGGTTAGACCCATCTGCCCATACTATAAAATCTGTGCCTGCTAAATTATATCTAAAAAATGTATATCTGCCTGCGCTTGTTCTGCCTGAATCAATCTGTGTCCAACTACCTGTAGTACCGCCTTTGTGTACCTTGCCGCCTCTAGCTGCAAGCACGTTACCTTTAAAATATGCTGACATTAAAATAGGCTCAGAAGAACTTGCATCTTGCGGAACTATATTACTGTTCCATTTTTGATATCCAGATATTCTTCTGTAACCACCTGTAATAGATGGCTCAAAGTTTTCTAACTCTGTGGCTGTACCCGGTTGTTGTGCAAATGGAGTTTGGTCTAAGACTAACCCACCCTCACATGCAAATATAAATGGATTAACGCCAGATGCATCTGCCATTTAAAACTCCTAAAATGTAGCTACGTTAATACCATATCTTTGCGAGTGTGGCATATATGTTGACCTAACATAATCTGTTCTATTCAAGAGAATAGATTGCATATGCTTTATGCCCTCTTCAAACCTACTAAAGTTTAGTCCATACTGCTGTGCTTCACCCCTGTACTGATAGCCATACGCAGTAGCACCATCTGCGATAACTTGCCTAAACTGCTCTGGTATAGTCGGAACATCTGTAGCTGCAGTTAAAGCTGTAGGGCGAGAATATCTTTCGTACTTTAATTCAAATGCTTTATCGGGAAAAGGGTATAAGCCGTAGTTGTTATCAGGTGTACGAAATACATACGTAGGAATACCACCTGAACCGCCTGTTGTTTCTTGGTCTATAAATCTATCTACATATTCTTTGTAATCAAGAACTCTTAGAGTAACGCCTGCTGTTCCCAGTGTATCATCTTTGCTTATACGAAATGTTTCATAGTCTACGTGTTGCGTTCCTGTAGGTATAGTATAACGAGTTTGACTTGCAACTAATGTTTCAGTGTGTGTTGCATGACTAAAGGGCCAGCCATACTCTCGTTGATTAATATAATTAATAGCATCGTTTACTGCGTTTTGACACTGTATTTGAAACCCTCTAGCAGATGTGAAATTAGATGCTGTTAGGGCTGGCTCATTCATACGAGCAAGAACTTCATTTGTCAAACCAAGGTAATCGTATGCCATAGCAAATCCTTTAATGAAAGTGAGGGGGCAAGTTGCCCTGCCCCATCACGTTATGTTATGCGAGTGTGTCGCGGTCTACCTCATCGGCGGTCAATGAACCGGGGTCATCGACATCCATGCAGACAGCAAACATGCGGATTTTACCGCCTGTTGTCGTACCTGTCATTGCTTGAATTTCAACATCGATAGTGTCTGAAGTGCCACCAATAAGAACAGGAGTTTGTCCTGCCTTAAATGCATAGTCACCTACAGATGCGCCATCAAAGTCAAATCCGTCAACAAAGTTATCCAAGTCCCCACCAGTAACACCAAAGTCAAAATCTGTGTCGGTAGAAGTACCAGCGTGAGCTTCAGTAACTTCAAAACCAGCACACATGATGAGTGTATTAGCTGGGATAGTAAGACCCGGAATCACATCGTTAGCAGCAAGGGCAGTACCCTTATCTGTAACAGCTTGTGAGAAATCCAACTCTGCTGAAAGCAGGTAAGGTTTACGACCACGTGCATCATTTCCACGTGCTACAGAAGTAGTATTATCACCTAAAGCCATAATTCAGTCTCCCTTACGCCAAGCAATAAGCCGCAGTTGCAATTGCTTCAGGACGAAGAATCTTGCGGCCATACAGATGCATACCACGGACGATATCAGCAAAGCTGTCCGGGTCGCGATAAGTCTCAGTCTTGTTAATCTGCTCTGCAGTTGCAACAGCAGAAGAATGACCAGCCACGATTATGCCCATGTTTGACGTGTTAGGACCGCCTGTAGTTGCAGGGCCAGTACCCAGCGAAGGCAAGTTGTTAGACGAATAAACTTGGAAACCGTGAAGGTTGTTTATTACAAGACCATTCTGAAGACCAGAGCCACCAAAGTCGGAGTTCAGAAGACGTGAATCTTCATCCTTCAACACCTCAATGAAAACTGGGTCAAGAACGAGCCAGCGTCCTTGGGTATCAACATTTTGTTGGTCCATCAGACGTGACATACGTGCAATGATTTGCAGTGGGAATGCGTTACCAGCAGTGCTGGACTTAGCAGCCGTTGCGCCACCTGCACGTGGCTCAATACCAATACAGTTATTTGCAGAACCTGCAGAACCTGATGTATTAGTAAAGTCAGATGCGTCCAAAGACATAGACGCAAGCAATTCAGCACCAACAAGGTTAGCACCGCTAGAAGCAGTAGTTACAGCCTTACTACCATTAACAGAAGTGTTAACAGCGTTAGGTGCGCCATGAATGGCTGATTGCTTAAAGCCTGACAGATAGCCAAGAACTTCTTGGTCCATCTGGTCAGCGAGGCGATACGCAGCACGGTCACTTGCCAAAGATTGGAAGTTTACGTGTGAGTGTGCCTCTTCGATGTCGTCAACCTTAAATGCAAAGTAGTTAGCTTTGTCAATAGTAAGGTTGAAATCTTCATCGTCAAGGTCTTGCGGCGTGATAGTTGTACCACGTGCATATTCCTTAACGGTGATTTCGGGTTCCTTGATAATCTTAACGGAATCCCCCATCTGCGCGATTTCACCAAAGTAGTCATTGTTGGTGATTGCTTCAACAATAGATGCCTTGCGGAAAGCAAGCTGCACCTGTTTGCTGTATATAATGGGAGAGAAATTACCATTAGGAAGATTACCATAACCACTAGCAGTAGTAAATGCCATGATTAAATCTCCGTTTAGCATTATTTTACAGATGCAAACTCACAAGACTATTAGAGGCTGATTTGCTTGGGTGTGACTGTACGGGTCAGGCCAAGGTCTTCAGGTAATCCGTAAGACTTTGCTGTTTGCGACATTCAGTGTAACAATATTGCGCAATAAAGTTACACTAATCTGACTATAGTTATACCCATATATAACTATTTGTCAACACTTTTTTCTTTCGGCACTTCAATAAAGTTCATATTCATGCTGAAAGACCTACGCTCACCCTTCGTGTAGAAAGGATATACGCAGTGAAATAATTGTGAAGGAAATACATAGAAGTCTCCCACTCGGGGTTTGACTACAAAGTTTGTACAGGTATATCCTGATGGTGTACCTGATGCAAACTGTATGTGTCCATTAGCAGGATGATGGTCTTTATAGTCCTCTTCCCACTCTTCTTCTATACCTTCAGGTAGCTGCAGATAACCCACACAAGACAATCTTGACCCTGTGTGTATATGTAATGGATTGTATTCGTTTTCAAATTGTCTAACAAACCAACCTGAAATTACCTGCAGTCCATAGTTATAGTTTTCTACATCTAATGACTTTGCACCAAGAGAGTTTCGTATTTCTGAGTAGGCTTGATATTTACCTACAAATTGTCCCAAACCCTCTTGTGCAATCTTTATTATTTCATCATCAAATGCTAACTCTGCTTTTACTTTGCCTACTAAATTATCTGAATAGTCCTCTAGTCTATCCGACATTTTACTATTCAAACTTTCGACTAACTCATCTGGCATACGGTAGTATCCCATAGTTGGGCCGAAAGGGGCAAAGAGTTCCATTTCTTTTTGTGGTTTATATATGATACTCATCGTGCAGAACCACTTACATCATATACAAACTTACCAGAGCGAATAGCTTCCATGATTTCATCGGAATGCTTTTCGTATTCTTGTGCAGACATTCTCTGTACCTCTGACTCTTTTATGTAGGTAGAAGTTTCGTCTTGTTGTGGCTTACTTCTTGAGTTTTTTGTCGATACAGATTTAGCTGCAGCTTTGTCTTCTTTAGGCTTTTCTTTTTTATTAAGACCCATATCAGCTTTATACAAGTCAATGGCTCTAGCAGCAGAACGTGCATCATTGTCATTGTCATACAGCGCATCTTGTACCCACTTAGGCTGTTCTTCTGCCCAGTCGTGAAACTCATCACTGTCACGTATCTCACCAAAGTCAGGATGTATACGCATTAGTTCTGCTTCAGCTTTTTCTTTTGAAGCACTAGACTGCAACTCATCAATTGCTTTCATTCTTTCTTCAAGGGCAGTAGATTGCTCACGTGCCTTCTTCATAGCAATTGTTTCTACTATCGCTGCCACATCTGGATATTCTTTTGCCCACTCTTCAATGTCTTCATCAGACTTAGGCAATTTCATTTCTTTTTGTGCAGCTTGGCTTAGTTGAGATTTAAGTGTTTCTATTTCTTTTTTAAACTCTTCAGCCTGTTGCTGTTGATGTCTACGCAAATCAGAGTAACGCTTTTTAAATGTTCGCTCTTCTGCGTTTGTAGGTTCAGCTTCTTCTGGTTCAGCAGCTTCTTGTTCTACCTCGCCCTTCTGTTCCTTCATCAACTGTTCTAGTTCTTCCTCTTCCATCTTGCGTTTTTCTTCGTTAGTGTACTTACGATTTGCAAACGCAACTTTCTTTTCGGGCTTCATTTCTTCAGCCATAATTGTAGCTTGTTCAGCCATTGTACTTCTCCTCGTTGGGGCCAACCGTAGCCACGCCGGGGTGGGGGATTAGGTAGCCAACATATTGTAAGATTTAAGCCTCTTACGCAGCTTCTTGACGCACTTCTCTGTATCTACCGTGGACAGTGTATGTGTTGCCCTCAGTGTATACATCGAAGCTGTCACCATCAATTACGATGGATACTGTTGGTGTCATGCGGTCAATGTAATTTAAAGATGTGACCTTAACACCACTAATAGTGTCTCCTACGACTAACTGTTCTGGACGTGTCCAGTCAGCTTTACCAAGACCACCAGACTTAGCCCATACAGGGTGGTCGTTAGTTATTTCTAGTTCATTGTTGATTACGAAGTAGCCGCTACGCATATGCTTGTGCAGAACTTCTTTAACAACAGAGCCATCAATAATGTCACCGACTTTGATGTTTGTTACAAAGTCAATTACGCCGTTGAGTTTGACTTTCATGTTTTCTGTCAAGCAGTCTGTACCAGAACCAAAGCCTACATCACCTTGACCAGACATACCTCTATCCGGTGCTGAATCACTTCTATCACCTTGGTCTCCGCTTGTGTCTGGGTCACGGTCAGGAGCAGCAGCAGCAGCAGCCTTTGCCGCCGCTACGTCAGCATCTGTAATATCCTTGCCAACCAGTCCCGCATCTCTAGCTACGTTACCTATAGCTTCAGCCGCCCTAGCTTTTCCGCTTGCCTTAACAGCTTTTTCGGCTGTCATTACGTCTCTAATTATATCTAAATCATACGTATTGTCTTTGTTGTTTAACCCTTTTCCGTATTTTTCTTCCATATAATTTATTATTTCTTCCATTTCTTTTCTGCTCGTTACAGTTTTGTCTGTAAATAAATCATTATATGTTTTTCCCTTCATTGTAAATGACGCTGTGTAAACTTCTGGCTTCCCTGCATATACACCAGCAGGTCTAATAGGCTCAACATTTGTAAGGGTAGCTATTGCATCATTTGGTAAACTAAAGCTACTAGGTTTTCCAAGCAGTTGTCCTAGACCAGATAACCCTGCATTTATTGCAGTGCCTCGTATATTACCTACATTATCAAAAGATATGTCTGCTCTAAACCCACCAGAAACTCTACCTTTGCTATCTAAACTACCACCAAAAGCTGTAGTTGTACCTGTTGGAGAAGCGTCTTCTCTACCACCGTCATCACGAACTGTGGCTGTTTGTACGCCCGTACCTGTGGTTGGTGTAGTTTCTACTTGTTCTTCTTCTTTAGCTTGTTCTGTATAACCTTCAGGTACTACAGTCGGATTACCACTTAAATCAAATAATTGTCCTGTCTGTTTATTACGTTTAAAATTAAGTATTTGTCCCTGCTCGTTTACATAAGTAACATCCTCAAACTCTACACCCTCTGGGCCAAATCCAGTTGTGCCATACAACGTAGGCTGTTGATACTGGACTTCAGGAGTAGTTGGTGTAAACAATGTACCACCTAAACGTGGGCTGTATGCAGCAGAAGCTGCTGTCGGGGGTGTAAATGCTGTGCCTAGCGGCTGTGGTTGAGTTAAACCCATATTAGCAAATGGCTGGAACTGATTGGTAGCAGGATTATATGAACCGCCTGTAGTCGTAGCACCCATAGCTGTGGACATAGGCGTCGGAACCATACCACCTGTTTGCATTTCTAGTCCGTCATCTTCTACCTCAAGGTCATACATGTCAAACGGCAAATCATCTGGCATAGTAGCCTCTTCGCTATTACCCATCTGACCCATAGCTTCCATCTGTGCCAAGCCTTGCTTTGCTTCTTGGCGCATACGCATTAATGTTTCAAGACCGATGTAACGCACTACATCTGCAGGAAAAACAAACTCGCCTTCGCTTAACTGAGCAGGAATGTCATCACGTACTTCCTCACGTAATGAACCGGGTGGCACTTCGTTACCAGACACAGGGTCTGTTTTGCCACCTTCATCTTTAAGGCCACCTTCTTGAAAGCCACGTTCTACTGGCTCAAAGAGTTCCATTTGTTCTGCTATACGTTTAGCCATTGACTGCATCCCTTAATGTTTGGATATTACGCAACACCGCAATCGCCCCTTGCGCACGATGCATTAATACGGTGTTATCACCCTGTTCTAATGTACGATGCTGTTGTTCAATTAAAGCATCTAAATAATTATTGAAGTGGTCCCACTGGCGTTTGTTGCTCACCAGCGGCTTGAGCTTGCTGAGTAGTTCCTTGTTGTCCATTTGCACTAAATCCTTGTTCACCCGGCACTGGTACTTGCCCTGTGCCAATGTTACCGCCGCCTGCACCTGTTGGGTCCATAGCATCAGCACCCGGTGGTACTTGCCCTTGCTCTGTCATTGGTGTTTGGAACCCTTTCATAATTTCTGCTTGCAGTGCAGCTTCATCCATATTGTTAGTAACTTTGTCGGGGTCTAAGTCCATAGACTTTGCAATCTCACGGATTACATATTGG